CATCGTCGACTACAAGTCTGCGGGTCACACACTCACCATGCAATGTCGAGAGGTGCAGTGATGGCAAGTAGTGGCAAGATCATCAAAGGCTTGGATCAGTTCCTTGATCAGATGAAGACCCTGCGCAATGAGGACATCTACAAGGTCTTGCACAAGGCTGAGGTCAAGGCGTTGACTGCGCCGAGAAACAAACTTGCAAGCATGTACGGCACTTGGAGTGGCAAGAACGATCTCAATCAAACCGATGCGCAGAAGTCGTGGCGATGGCGTGCAAAGAAGCATCAGCCAATCCATCCGATTAAAGAAAGCCGCATCAACATTGCGCACAATATCTACAGCCACGAAATCAGACCACAAAACATTGGTAAAAAAGATGCGACTGTTTGGGCACGCATTTGGGGTAGCACGCAAAACTCCTGGCTTATTGAGCACGGCCGCTACAAGGATCCATCACGCGCTTACACAGGATGGAAAGTGTTTGAGAAGTTCTTCAAGACTTACGGAGCGACGATCAACGCTAAGTTCACTCAAGACATCGGATACGGACTCGACAAAGTATTCAAGCGCATCGCAAACGAAGTGAATAAGGCATCACGATGAAATTCGTTGAAGCCATTCATCTTGCATTGCAGCAGTCTCCGACCGTGATCACGGCTCTCGGGTCTTCAACCAAGATCTTCCAGTCGTTCGTCACGCCAGCGACTGCGATGCCGTTCATCGTCGTGAGTTCACAAAGCGATGACGGAGCCAGCCCAACACTTGCAGGATCCGACCGCTTGCGGCTTGCCACAGTGACTGTGGACTGCGTGCACTCATCGCTCGTCTCTGCGGCCAACATTGCAGATCATGTGCGGGTCGATCTCTACGCGGCAAAGGGAACACTGGCGACCTCAACCAACAGCCCGATGACGATCCAAAGCATTCGCATCGATGGCACAAACATGAACTACGACCTTGGCGGCGAAGGCACTGAACTCGGTGCGTTCGTTTGCAGCGTGACTCTAAAAATTTATTACTTGGCTTCGGCTCCTTCTCCAGTCGCGTTGACTGACGGATCGCAGCCATAACAACAAAGGAATACTCACATGGCAATTTCAGTAGCAAACGGTGGAACAACTCTCTCATTGGGAGCCACGCCAACACTCATCGGAGAATTAACTTCGCTCAACTTTTCTGGTTTTGGATTGTCAGCAGTTGAATCGACAAATCTTGCGGCAACCACAAAGACATTCTTGCCGGGCATTATCTCGCCTGGAACAATTTCCTGCGATTTTAATTCTGACGGTGCGAATACTGGTCAAGACTTGATCAAGTCCACAGTCACATCACGCGCTGCTATTGCATTTGCAATCGCAAGCGCAGACGGTTCTACATTTTCTGGCTCCTCAATCATCACAGGCTACGACTACAAAGCCGCTGTCGATGGAGTCATCACAGGATCCGTGACTTTGCAAGTCACAGGCGCACTCACCATCACCTAATTGAGAACCCGAATGTCAATCCGAGAACAATTACTTGCACTCAAGATCCCAACCGCCACCGTCAAGGTTGCGGGCATTGACGGACTCGTCTCGCTTCGCGGACTCACGGCTGGCGAGCGCGATCAATGGGAGCAATATGTTTACTCGGAGCGTGACATCAAGAAGGGCGTGAAGAACATCCGCGCCAGCCTCGTCGTGCGCTGTCTAACGACCGAGGTTGGCGTGAGACTGTTCACGGATGCGGAGGTCGCAGAAGTGGGCGCAATGCCTGCGAGCGTGATAGACAAACTCTACGAGCACTGCCAGCGACTTTCGGGTCTTGGTGCGAAAGACGCAGAGGAACTCGAGGGAAACTGATAAGCCGCCCGCTGCGATTGTTCATGTTCACGCTGGCGGCTGAATTGAAAATGACTGTTGCTGAACTAGGAAATCGAATGTCATCAATAGAACTCCAAGAATGGATCGCATATCAGAGCATCACAGGATGCCTTGACTCACGCCAGCGCGGTGACCTCGGCGCGGGCATTGTCGCGTCGACTGTTGCAAACGCGCATCGATCAAGCAATTCAAAGTCGTTCAGCCCGCATGATTTCATGCCGTACTACGAGGCTCCGAAGCAGAACCCGCAGCAAGCACTTGAACAACTCAAACGACAGATGGGAGTCAAGTAATGGGATCTATTAAAGGCAAACTCGAAGTCGATCTCTACGCAAATCCCGACCCGATGATTCAGGGTTTTATGAAGGGCGAGGCGGCCGCGAAGCGGCACAGTGCTGGCATCGCCGGGCAACTTGAGAAGATCAATGCAAAGCAGATGAAGGGAGCGGTGGGTGGTTTGATAGGCGGCTTGGGAACCATCGGCTTGATCGATGCAGGATTGAACGCAGCCAATGAACTTGTAAAAGGTTTTAGAGATGGAAGCATAAAAGGGTTTGGAGAGGCTGTCACTGCAATCGGGCAAACCATTGCCACGACACTTGAAGGATTGCCGATCGTCGGATCGGGAGGCAAGTTAATCGCTTCCATGCTTGACGCAGGCGGGTACATGGGCGGCGCAATGGGAGCGGAGCAGGATCAGCAACAGAGTCGAATTGATGCCGCCAATAAACAAAAGGAAGGCGCATCCGCTGCTCAGGCTGCAATGAGAATTGAAGCAGAAAAATTGCAACTTGAAACAGAATTGCAAAAGATTAAAGAAGGAACTTTTTTTATAGAAAAATCTTCCGCAGAATTGGCAAAGCAAGCATTAAGCGATCGCATGATGAACGCTGGCATGTCATTGAACGCTATCTATGAAGCGCAACAATTATACGATCAGGGTTTAGCAGATAAAAAACTAGATGATGATGCGGCTATTGCTGCCGTCACCGCAAAGAATGAACTCGCCTCAGCTCAAAAGACATTGAATGATCTTCAAGATCAGGCGACTCGATCAACAATGTCGGTGCGAGACGCTGAACTTGATCGCTTGGCTTCAATGGCGGGGATGACATCTGAAATGGTTGCGCAAGCAATGGCCGCGTGGGATCTTGTTGAAGCGGGCAAAGCAAACAAAACCCTAGTTGAGCAAACACTTGAAGCGCAAAAGACAGCCAATCAAGATTACTCATCAGGCATAGAAGCATCGATCGAATTGAATCGTGCAAAGGCTAACCGCACCGCCAGCGCGACTAGCGTCGACTCTGCGCTCGGGTCGATCAAGTTGCAAGGCGTGACAGACTTCTCAAAATCAAAGGAGATTGAGAAGGCGAAAGAGGCATTTAACAAAGCGATCGAGACGGCTTCAAATACCAAGGGCACATACGACCAGTTGGTCAAACTTAATCAAGCCATAGGAGCAACGCCATGACAATGGTATGGGAACAGACGAGCCGAACAGGTTCCTACGATCGCGGCAAGTGGACAGGGTCGACGACATTTTTAATCTATAACGACAACGGAAATTCTCTTACTGTTCACGATATTCGTAATAGTGCTTCTACCGCAGGCACTCTTGATTTCGGCGCGGGCAACGAAACTACAATGGAAGCATTGATGTCGTTCACAGGAGCGACCTATACGCCAGTGCAGGATGGCTCCGACAAATACTGGACAGGCGTTCATAGTTTTGAAGCGTCTACGACGATCGACGGAGTCGCCGTTGAAGGTCAAGATGTCTTGCAAGAAAAACAAGTTGGCTTCACTTCCATCGAAGTCAACGCGCAGGCGAATATTGTTGATGTGTGGCGCACTGGTGCGACGCTTCCAACAACTGATGCTCTTAAAACTGCTCCGTCTCTGATTGATATTGCTGGAAATAAAGTCGACAGCGCGGGCGATCCGATTTCGCACATTCAAGGCGTGCTCAATATCAGCGTGCGCAATGTCGTGATTGGTCGACCTGATTATTTATTGTTCGCCAACACAATCGGAAATAGAAATAGTGTTGCTTTTACTTTTGGAGCAAGTACTGTCGCATCTCAAAATCTAGTTTGCCCGATCGGCACGCTTGTGTTTGACGGCGCAACCTCGAGCCGCATTGGCCCGAATCAATACGAGGTCAACTTTTCATTTACGCTTGACACCGTGACCTATCATTTGAAACAGGTTCCACTTCGTAATGGCGACGGCAGCGTTGTCCCTGCGCAAGTATCACCGGGAACTGTTGTGTCTGTCAGCAATCCGTGGCATGCCGCAAAAGTTTATTGGAAGCAACCATTCCCCAACACTTCAGCATTTTCTTTGCTTGGCGTGGTAACAACCTAATGAATCTCAAGCCGAACATCGATGGTTCATTCGGCCCATTCTCGCAGCGAGGATTCAAGAAACTCACGGATAAAGTCAACGAGAAAAAACAGAATGACTTGAGTCGCTATGCGCCGCGAATGCTCAATGTATTCCTTGCAAAGATCACAGCCAATACAACTGTGATCACAAATCGACGCTGGAAATATGCGTGGGAAGAAGCCGAGCAATACACGGACACCGTGCAGAAGTTTCAAACCAAGGGCGGAAGCGCAATCACCAGTGCGACCACGACAATCGGGTTTGCGTACAACACGGTCGAGGCATTGCAGCAGGCAAGCGGGACATCTAACGGCCCGGGCTTTCTAAATGCAAATCTCCCGGCTGGCTTCACATTGCAACCGATCGCCACTGGCACTGTCGTGCTGATGCACGCTTCAATTAACGCAACCGACGGATCGCAAGCGTTCTCATTCTGTGTCTCCAACGCCATCGACGGAACCTGTCCATAATGGCTCCCGCAAAGAAGACATCTCTGACACCGCTTCAGACGACTGTGCTTGTCGGGCAACTCATTGGAATATTGATTGGCTTGGGTCTTTATATTTCCTCAATCGGAGAGAAGAATGCAGTCTTGACTAGAATTGCAGAGGACACAAAAGAATTGCGAACCACGGCGACTGAACTAACTAAAGCAGTTATACGCGGTCAAGCCATCGACGAGAAACACACGGAAACCATCGCCGCGTTGGCGTTGAAGATTGATCGGATGAACCTTAAATAATGGAGGACATATGGAATTTCTTTCTCACGCTCTCGGTACTACTTTCTTTGGCTGCTTGCTACTTTTGGTTGGTTGGCTCGCAGGCTCGTTCTTCGGATTCAACGAGGTTAAAGCGAAGTGGTTCGACAAGCGATAATCCTCGCCGTGCTCACAGCGGGCTGCTCAGCGACATCGGAGATCGCCAGCAGCGCAAGCGTCGCGTCAAACGCCGCACACTCAATCTCTGAGCGGAGTGCGTTCATCATTACGCACTCCGCTCAAGCTGAGATTGTCGCCGCAGCCGTGACTATTAAAGCAGACGCGGCTGTCGTATTGCATGAAACAAACCAAATTTCTGTGGCCGTCTCAGGCGTGAAAGACATCGTGCCGTACTGGGCGACGCTATTGCAATGGGGTCTAGGAGCCGTCGTAGCGGTTGCGCTGGTGGTGCTGCTGTGGCAGACAGGCATCGGGACTGCGATCCGACTTGCCTTGGGTTGGATCCCGCGCCGCGTGCAAAGCGAAGCAGACCTAGCGCGGCAAGCGATGTCGAGCGAAGACCCGACGACAGTTCGCGAACTCATCGCAGCCAAGCGGGCTGCGTCGCCGTTGTTCAACGCCGCATTCAAGGAGTCGGCGAAATGAGTCTGATGGGAAAGTGTTGTTGTTGTACTGGAACTTGTGCGTGTATGCCGTCATCTATAACAATCACTATTCCTGCATGGTCTACAACCATTGCCGTCGGGTTTGTTTCTATGCCTGCAACTACAGTAACTGCTTACAAATGTTGTTTTTCGTATGATGGAGAATCTAGATTTGTTTACCGATTTACTTCAATATATATGGGTTCATATACGGATTCTGCATGTACTCCAACTTTAACCATTCCAGTATATTTTAATTTTTTTATTGGCTACAATATTTTTAATACCTCTTGTAATTTAGAATTTAACGCGGGATTATTTCGATCAGATTATTCTGGAACTCCATGTGTTTTTTGTGTAAACACCCCATTGGTAATAAACGCTACAACTGTTTGCGATAAATGCGGAACAAACGAGGTCTGTAGTAGAACTAACACCTATATGGAAAACTTTTTAAGTTCTTTTTTTGCAAACGATTCTTGTACTTGTTCTACACCTGTATACAGCGAACCGTCTGACGGAGGAAATCTTCAATTATTTTCTAATAATTGCTCTTTGCCATCATCAATAGGTTTTTCTTTTAACGGTGAACCTCAAGTTTTTTTCACAATTACATGATCTCCTGCGACTACTGGAACCAGTGCGGGATCAACGGCGGCGGCTGCTGCGCTGCGGATCACTACGGCGGCAAGCCATCATTCGGCGTGTGCAATCAATGCCCGCATAGGGTTGTCGATGGCGCGTTGATTGATAAAGACAAATCCACAATCGAACTCGCTAGGCAATACGCCCGCGCCGAACTGACACACGCCACGCAAGGCCCGGCAAGCGAAGCCGACGCGGCGGCGCGTCTGGCTATCTGTATGGCGTGCGAGCATCGGGCAAC